AAGATTTGACGCCTACACAAAGGGTCTAAGAGAAGGCTTCCTATCTCTAAATGATGTTCGTTCATTTGAAGATCTATCACCACTTGGAGAGCCAGGAGATCAATATAGACTTCCTCTACAAAACATTGATGCTGCACAAGCACCACTTGTTGGAGATAAGATGAAGGCAGAAATTGCTTCTATCCTTGTACAGGCTGGATATAATCCAGATGATGTTGCTAAGGCTGTAGGTATGGAAGAAATTGGACATACTGGACTTGCCTCTGCTCAATTACAGCAGGTAGCATTAATTAATCCAGAGAATCCTGATGCTGTTTATAGCGATGAGGTAAAAGACTAATGCCTTACGGAATATCATCTAATCAAAGCGATTGTGAAAATTGGGCAGTAGTTAAAGAAGAGTCTGATGGCTCCTATACTACTCTCAAATGTCACGATAACAAGCAAGATGCTATTGATCAGATGGTAGCAATATCTATATCTGAAGATATGGAACCACTTGGAGAAGTTAGACAAGTAGGTACAGTTCCTTCTTTTATTAAAAAGAATGCTCAAAGAGGATTAGATTATTTATCAGAAGGCTTTGGTGGTGACGGTTTAACTGATGCTACTAAAAGAGAAGCAAGAGAAATGGCAGCAGGTCGTATTTCTGAAAACAAAGTAAGAAAGATGGCACCTTGGTTCGCCAGACATAAAGCAGATGGAGACGCACCTAAGAATAGTAATCCTTCAGACCCACAATATCCAGGTCCAGGATTAGTTGCTTGGTTGCTCTGGGGCGGAAATGCAAACTTTGATGATGCTGCTCAAAACTGGGCACAACGCCAAATAGATTCCTTAAATAATGAAGAAAGTAAGACAAGGAGCAAGATGAAAAAGACTGAACGCCGTACCTTTACGGTCAGAGACATAGAAACAAGGGCAGAAGACGGTACGCTGCGTATGGCAGGCTATGCTGCGGTATTCAATGAGCCATCCTTGCCACTACCATTCATTGAGAAGATTATGCCAGGTGCATTTAGAAAGACTCTAAGTGAGACACCAGATGTTCGTTTATTGGTAAATCATGAAGGATTACCTATGGCCAGAACAAAGAATGGCACAATGAGATTATATGAAGACGAAAAAGGTCTTTATTTTGAAGCAGAGTTAGCAGATACCCAAGAAGCAAGAGATCTATATACTCTTGTTGATCGTGGAGATGTTGACCAAATGTCATTTGCATTTCGTGTAATCCGTCAGAAATGGAATGATGATCGTACAGAAAGAATGCTCACAGAGGTATCCTTGGCTGATGGAGATGTATCAATTGTTACATATCCAGCATATCCAGCAACTTCTGTAGAAGCAAGAGAAGCCCTAAAGAGAGCAATTGCTGAAATAAAAGAGGGCAGAGAAATAACTGGTGACTCTCTATTAGTATTAAAACAAGTATTTGGAGATCTATCTGAAGGCCATGAATACATCATGAGAGCAGTAGAAGTAATGTCTATGATGCTTGGAAATGGTGAAATGGAAGAAGAAAACATGGATCCATATAATGATGTTGTAGATGATGAATTAGAGATGGAAGGTCGTGAAAAGGTAGGCGACTTTGTATCTTGGAATTCTGCTGGTGGTAGAGCAAGAGGTAGAATTGTAGAGATAAAGAAAGAAGGATCTATAAATGTTCCTGGAACTGACTTTACAATTAATGCAGAAGAAGGAGATCCAGCAGTTCTTATTCGTGTATATGAGAAGGTAGAAGATGGCTGGAAGCCAACTGATACTCTTGTTGGACACAAAATGTCTACATTAACATACATTGATCCACTCAAAGAAGCACAGGAAGAGGCTGCAAATGTATTTAACATTGTAGATGTTCCTGGACAAGGTGCAAAGATTGTAGGAGATTTCCCAACATCACAGTTTATTGGAGATCCACTACCAAGATCAATGTCCTTACGCTTGGCACAAGCAAAGGTAAATAGAACAAAATAATATTCCTATCAGAAATGATAGGCGAAGTCGGAGCAGGACTCACACCCTTTAAAGCGTCGTGAAAATCCATAGCCACCACCTCAAACTTAAATAACTCACATAAGGAGAACAAACAATGTCTTATTTAGACAAATTGATTGAACGCCGTGATGCAGTTAAGGTAGAAATGGATACAATTCTTGAAGCAGTTGCTGCAGAGAATCGTACAGACCTTACAAATGATGAGTCAGCAAAGGTAGATGCCCTTGTTGAGGAGTCACGCTCACTTGATTCAAAGATTGAAAAGTTCAAGGCACAGGCAGATGCTGATGCTAAGGTTGCAGAAGTTCGTGCAGCAGTAGCAGATGTTGTTATGCCTAAGACAACCGCTACAACAAAGATTGTAAGCGAGCCACGCACTTATACACCAGATTCTGGTAACTCATTCATTGCTGATGCATTCAATGCAAACTTCAAGAGTGACTTTGCTGCACAAGAGCGTCTTGCTCGTCACACTCGTGAAAACGAAGTTGAAAGTCGTGCAGTTGGAACTGGAAACTTCACAGGTCTTGTAATTCCACAATACCTCGTTGATCTTGCAGCACCATTTGCTCGTGCAGGTCGTCCAACAGCAGACTTCGCAACAAACAAGCACACTCTACCTGCTGCAGGTATGACCATTAACATCTCACGCATGACTACAGGCACAAGCACTGCAGTTCAGGCTAACGAGAATGACAATGTGTCAAATACAAACGCTGATGATACACTCTTGACTATTGATGTGCGTACAATCGCAGGTCAGCAAGATCTATCAAAGCAGGTAATTGAAAGAGGAACTGGCGTAGATGCATTCGTCGTACAGGACCTAATTCGTTCTTGGCATACAACTCTTGACAACCAGATCCTAAATGGAGATGGAACATCAGGAGCAATCCTTGGTATTGATGCACAACCAGGTAAGAATGTTGTAACTTACAACGAGGCTTCACCTACAGTTGCGAACCTATATCCAAAGTTGGCAGATGCCTATCAAGAAATTCAGTCAAATGTGTTCATGAATCCTACACACTGGATCATGCACCCACGCCGTCTTGCATTCTTGCTTGCAGGTGTTGACCTAAACGAACGCCCACTCGTTCTTCCAGCCCTAAACGGCCCAATGAACGCAGTTGCAACAGGTGCAGGTTCCGCTTCATATGGTAACTCAGGTTACACTATGTTCGGTCTACCAATCATCGTAGATGCAAATGTTCGTACAAATGCTGGTGCAGGTACAGATGAAGATCGTATCTACTGCGTAACAGCACCAGAACTACACCTCTGGGAGCAGGCTGGCTCACCATTCGCATTGCAGTTTGATGCAACTGGTGCAGGCTCACTCACAGTTAAGTCAGTTGTTTATGGATACTCAGCATTCTCTGCTGGTCGTTATCCAACAGCAACATCTGTAATTGCAGGTACTGGCTTAGTAGCACCAACATTCTAAGTTAGATTTGCATAGGGTTGATCCTGTGCAATACTTAGAGTAATCTAAGGAAGGACAGGCTATCAGACGCCCCGATTTGGTAGCCTGTTCCTTTTAAAACGAGGGAACATGAAAAAACTTAAAAAGATTTTTAGAATTAAAAAAGAAACAGCAACTGCTAATCCTAAAATGGAGAAAGCAATGTTGCCTAAACTTGAGAAGAGGAGCAAATGACAGCACCAATTGCAGGTAGTCAACCTACTAATGTTTATACAACTTTGGCTGATGTAAGAAATAGCCTACAGATTGAAGACAGTCTTGACGATACCTCTATTCAAGCAGCCATCATTGCTGCAAGTCGCATGATTGATGACTACTGCCAAAGATCTTTTTATCAAGAAGGAACATTAGCAGCACCTATAACAAAATACTATACTGCTGTAAATCCATGGTATTTAGAAATAGATGACCTAATAGAACCAACAGAATTAAGAACAAGACCAGCATTGACTGGCACATATAGCACTGTATGGGATTTAGATACAGATGTTATGTATGAGCCTGTAAATAATCCAGAACTTGGCAGACCTATTACAAGATTATTGGCTGTTGGAGCATATGTATTTCCTTACTTCTTTCCACAAACAGTTAAACTAACTGGAGTTTGGGGCTATCCAGAAGTACCTTATGAAGTAGAAATGGCATGTAAAATACAGGCAGCAAGATTATTCGTTAGAAAGCAATCTCCATTTGGTATAGCAGGCTCTGTAGAATTAGGAACAGTTAGACTTAATTCTCGCCTTGATCCAGATGTTGAGATGCTATTAAAGACATTTAGAAGAAACTTTGGATTGGCATACTAATGCAAAATATACCTGCAGTAAGAGATGCAATAAAGGCAAATCTTCAAACAATTACAAATATGAGAGTCTATGATCAAATCCCTGATGTTATAGTTCCTCCATGTGCAGTAGTTGGGCAATTAGATTTCACATTTGATGTTGACAACCAAAGAGGTCTGGATCAGGCTTCTGTTGATGTTTATGTGATTGTACAAAGAATATCTGAAAGGGCAGGTCAAGATAAACTTGATTTATACCTGGCTGGAAGTGGTACTGGCTCAGTCAAAACTGCTTTAGAGTCAGATAGAACATTAGGTGGACTTGTTGATACCCTCAGAGTTATAACTGCTGAAAGTGGCACTTATCAAACTGGAGATCAGACATTTTTATCTTATCGTTATAACCTCACAATTTGGGGCTAAGGAGAAGCAATGGAATATACAGTTACCTCAAGTAAAAAAGTTTGCGGTAAGATTAATGGTGAAAAACTTACCCAAGATGATATACTTAGTGCAGGAGGAAATGTTGAACATTTACTTGCAGCAGGGCATATCAAAAAAGCAGGACAGACACCAAAGGTAGTAAAAGAAGAAGAACCACAAGTGCAGAAGGAAGAACCTCAAGCATTTGTTTTTAATTATAAAAATAATGAAGGAGAACAATAACAATGGCTCGTATAGTGCTAACAGATGTTGAAGTCCTAATTGGAGCAGTAGATCTTAGCGATCATGTGGCGTCAATTACACTTTCAACAACTTACGATGTTCTTGAGACAACTGCATTTGCTGGAGGCAATGTGCCAGCAGCAGCCAAGACTCGTATCGCAGGTCTTGCTGATAACTCAGTAACACTTGAATTTCACCAAGACTTCGCTGCAGGCGAAGTTGAGGCAACAATCTACCCACTTTTGGGTACAACACAAACAGTAAAAGTAAAGCCAACAACTGGCGCAATTGCTGCAGACAATCCTGAATATATGTTTTCAGCGTTGATTTCAGAATGGACACCACTTAACGGTGCAGTAGGCGAATTAGCAACTGCTTCAGTTACATGGCCAGTCTCTGGTGCAATCGTTAAGGATGTAACACCTTAACATGGCAAAAGTAGTATTAACTGATTCAAGCATAACATTTCAAGCACTTGATTTTTCAGTGACTCCTCCTGTTCCAGTAGGTGTTACCTATGATCTCAGTGATCATATTTCAAGTATTACGCTTTCAACTGTGCATGATATTGTTGAGACTACAGAAGTTGGACAAGTATATAAAAGAGTGATTGCGGGTCTTGGTACTAATTCAGTTAATTTTGAGTTTTACCAAGACTTTGCATCAAACAGTGTTGAGGATGTTATTTATCCTTGGATTGGAACAAGAGTACTATGCAAGGTTAAACCTTCATATGGTGCCGTTGCAACTTCAAATCCTCAATATCAATTTCAAGTTCTTATTACGGAATGGACACCTTTAAATGCAGGTGTAGGAGAAATAAGTACTGTAAATGTTAGTTGGCCAATTAATGGACCAATAACTAAAACTACAACACCTTAGAAAAGGGGCAAAATAAAATGGATGGACTAAAAATAAAAGTAAAAACATCAGATGGACAAGAAGGAACATATTCTCTTCGTCCTAAAACTCTGGTGGCTTTTGAAAATAAATACAACAAGGGATTTGCTAAGTTGCTACAAGAGGACCAGAAGT